ATAATTATAATCATAAGTAAAATAAATAAAGGATTTGAAAAAAATGTATTGGAATGTTTTCAAATCCTTTAATTATTTTACTTATGATATAAATATTAATCTTATAAAATTTAAATTATTTTACAATTAGAATTTTATATAAAAAAAGATTTATTTAAAATCAATTTTATTAAATTAATTAATAAAAAAATGTTTGAAAATATATTTTTAAATCTTGCTTTGTCATGGTTACTCTTCAGTTTTTTAGGCTCATTAAATATTGAATTAAATAAAAATAGTAATATATTTATAGATAGTCATTTAATTACAAATCAATGCTTAACTAATAATCAAAATGAGATTATTTATTTTATATGTAATTCTAATAAAATTTATTTAAACTCATGCAACAAAATTCATATAAATTGTTCTGATTTTCTAATGACAAGATATAATACAACATTTGATAAAAACCATTACATTAATGAAATGCCAAACATGGCAAAATATTCAAATGAATATAATCAATATAAATTTGATAATAATCATACTATTTTTTATATTTAATATAATTATATTAAAATGTTAGAATTACTAATATTTTTTATTTTATTCATAATTTTTTTTATATATTTATTTAAATTTTTATCATATAAGCTAGAAAAATTTGAGCAACAAATCTACTTTTTAAATAATAATGAATTATTGAATATTTTACTAGAAAATAAAGATAATTATTATAATAGTTTTTACAAAAATGATTATATTTCAAGAAAAATTAAATCTATAAATGAATATTATGAAAATATTGAAAAATCTGTTTATAATTTTAGCGATGATCAAAAAAATAAAATACAAGAAGCAATTAAAATAATTGAAGAAAATATAAAGAGCAAATGCAATAACTTAGAATATTTTGACATAAATAAATTTAATGAAATACCATGGAAGTTTGGGTGCGTCACCGGTAAATTATATGAAAATGGATTACCTCATACTAGAGATGATATTATAGTATTATCATACCAAGATCTAAATATTTATAGCAATACAAAATTGCAAAAAACCTTATTACATGAAAAAATTCATATATATCAAAAAAAAAATCCAGATGATACAATAAAATTTTTGAATATAAATAATTTCGTAAAATATAAAAAACGAGCTGAAGATGATAATATTCGTGCTAATCCAGATTTAGATAATTGGATTTATCAAAATAAAGAAAACCAAATATTAAAGGCATCATATAATTCTAATCCTAAATCTATTGAAGATATTATTTATGAGCCATTAAATAATCAGAGTTATGAACATCCTTTTGAGAAAATGGCAATAGATTTTGAAAATTATATATAACCATATTAATTTTTAAGTCATTAAAATAACAATAAATAGTTTAGATAAATAAATATAAATATATTTTTTAAATATATTTATGGTAGATCAATTTTTTTTTATTCATTCTGAATGGTCTGATACTTGTTACATTGATAGAATTGAAAATAGTATTAGTAGAAAAAATATTGAAAAAGAATTTGGAAATTATGAAGTAATAAATGATAAAATAATAATAAAATGGCATAATTGGCCCGGGTTTGATGAATTTATTTTATATGAAAATATTTATTTTCATTTGCGAATATATAATGAGTATATTTTTAATTTTGAAAAATCAAATTTAGAATCAATTAATTTGTTACATTCTGAATGGGAAGAATTATGTTTTATTAATAAAGAATTAAAAATTATATTTAAATATTCTAATTTTTTATTTTTAGGTAATTTTAAATTAGATGAAAATGGATTGTTTATTAATTGGAATAATAATAGTTGTGATAAATTTATAAAGGTTATTGATAAATTTTATCAAGATAAAATACTTGCTGATAAATTACAAATTACCAATAATGAATATAATAATAAATATTATGATAACAACGAAAACAGTGAAAATCAAGAGAATCATATAAATAGCGAAAATAGTGAAAATAATAATATTTTAAAAATTGATATCATAAAAATAATTAATAATAAATTTTATTCAAAGAAATATTTAGAAAAAAATAAAAATATTAAGAATTTACAAAATCAAGAAAATTTAAAAAATAAAAATATTAACAACAAAAAATTAAATAATTATAATGTGCCAAATATTAATTTATTAGTTGAAAAAAATTATAATGATGAAATTATAAATAAATTATTAAATTTAAATATTAAAAATAATTATTTAAACAAAGAGAATGTTAATAATTATAAAAATTTCTTTAATTCCAATAAAAATAGTTTATTAAAAGATTTTTTTAGTTTAGATTTACCATTTGAATTAAAAATAGAGAAAAATAAGAAAAGATCTATAACATTAGTTGAATGGGGATATCCTCCATTTGGAGGAGGTGAAAATTGGATGTTAAATTTTAATAAAATTTTATATGATAATAATTATGATAATTATTTAATTTCTTTTAGTGACCCAATTAATAATAAAATATTTGATGAATTTAATTTAATAGATTTAGAATATGTAAAAATAATTCAGATGCCAAAAGATATTTTAGATATAATTAAAATTATTAAAATAATTGACCCTTTATTTATTAATCATCAAGGTATAAATCGTATGCATTTTTTAAAAATCGCCAATATTTTAAATATTCCTTTTCTTACAGGATTCTGTTTTTGGAATGATATAATAAATTATTCTTCACCAGATTTTAATATTGATATGCTAAATAATAATTTAGAAAAATCTGATAATTTTAAAACAATATTAGATAATAGTTATACTTATGTTGCATCACATTTTGTTAATGATGTTATAAGTAAAGTTTATAATGAAATAACTCTTGATGTAATAGAATCTATTAGTATTGAAGAAGAATTTAAAATAGATTCTAATATTAATGAAAAGAGATATGTTACTCTAATAAATTGTCATTATAAAAAGGGAGGTTACTTAATAAAAATTTTATGTCAAAATTTAGATGAAAATATTCCATTACAATTTGTATATACAGAATATGATGCAAATATTACTATTGATTATATTAATAACTTGATTAATGAAAGAAATTTAAAAAAAAATATTAATATTTTAATTCCAAATAAAATTGATATTAAAACTATTTATAAAAATACAAAAATACTTCTGATTCCCTCTTTATGTGATGAAACTTTTTGCAGAGTTGCATATGAGGGTATGATAAATAAAATACCTATATTATCAACAAGAAATGGTAATTTAAAATATATTTTAAAAGATTATGCAATATTTATTGAAAATTATGATTTTGATTTATGGAAAAATAATATTGAAAAAATATATTATGATGAATTTTTATATAATTCAGAAAATAGTGCAAGTAATGAAAATACTTCTAAAATAAATAATAATATTTCAAATAATATTGATTTAAATATTGAAAATATAAAATTAAAAATAATAAAAAAAATTGATACATTATCAGAATCAAAATATAAATTAAATCCAAACAATATTGGATTAATTATTCCATGGGCTGATCAAGGATTGGGAATTCAGGGACGGGATTATTATTTAACATTAAAAAATATTGGCTTTAATCCATTTGTTCTTAGTTTTAAGCCATATCATTCTAGTCATGACAATATTTATTTACAATCAAATAGAGATGAATGGAATTATGAAAATATAACATATAGTCCTCATTATAGAGAAAATTTAACTTATGATGAAATTGCCGATTTTATTTATAAAAATAATATAAAAAAAATAATAATAATTGAAGCAACATTTATTCATATTTTTAAGATTACCGCATTTTTAAAACTACTAAATATTGAAATATATTTAGTTGTAAATATTGAATGTATAAGAATAGATGAATTAAACTTTCATAATTTATTTGATAAAATTTTAACAAATAATAAAAATTCTGATTCTATTATAACAAAAATATTTAATAATAAATCTTTTTTCCTAGGATTCCATTTAAATCATAGTTATTTTAAAAATAATTTAGTAAAAAATAATCAAAATATTAATTATTTAAAATTTTTTTGTATTGGAGGATTAAATTCAATTAGTAGAAAGCATATTGATTTAATTGTTAAAATATTTTATGATATTTATGTTGAAAATATATTTACAAACTGGACTTTAAATGTTTATGTACAAGGAGTAGAAATTCCAGAAATATTTAATAAATATATATGTAAAAATATAAATTTTATTATTGATAATATGTCTTATGAAACTGTTATTTCAAAATATAAAGAGAACGATATTTTTATTCATTTTGGCAGTCATGAAGGACTTGGTTTAGGATTTTATGAATCCTTATATTGTGGAACTCCTATTTTAACTATGAATTGGATTCCAAATAATGAATTAATAATAAATAATTATAATGGATGGTTAGTAGATACAACTCATGGAAATATATATGATAATTCATTATCATTAATTAATAGAGGTGTTGTATCAGAATTGGATGTAAGAAATAAAATAATTTATATTATATATAACAAAGAACAAACTTTAAATATTATTGATTTTACATTAAAAAATAAAGAAAAAATGTATTTAGAAAATAAAGATTTATTTGAAAAAAAATTAAAAAAAATTTTATTAACGCCCTGACCATATTTTTATCATATCATAATTACTTAAAGAATTATTATTTTTATCAATAATATATTTATCGTATGAATATCCCCAGTGTATATAATGATGTATTATACCAAAAATAGATTTATTTTTAATTAAGTTTCTATTTTCAAAATGACATATTAATCCAAAAATTCTTTCAAATGCCATTCTTTTATCTCTATTATCAATATAATTTAATAGATTAAATAAATTATATTTTTCTGAAATATTTTTTAAAAAATCATATTCAATGATTGACTGTACTCCAAAACAACCATTCCACTCATTTTTTTTATAATAAAAATTTTTTAAATCTTCGGAATAATTTAAATAATCAAATAATTTTAATATTTCATTTTCACAGTCCCAGATATGATCAAAATGCCAAAAAAAATTTATATCTTCAATATAATTAAAATTTATATATTTATTGAAAAATACTGAATCTTGAACTACTATTGCTTTATCAAAAAAATTATTTTTATATAAATAATAGTATGTTAAAATTTCTCCTCTATAATTAAATTCTGATTTAATTATTTCACAATTGATTAAATCAAAATCAAATTTTATAAATTCTTCATTACTTGAATCATCTATAATTATAATTTTATTTGAATAATATTTTCGAATACATTTATAACATTCTTGCCAATAAAAATTTGTTTTTTCCGAATTAACATGTCTTAATAAAAAAAATCCAAAGTTATTTTCATAAAAAGAAATTTGTTTTATAGTATTAATTCCAGTTTTTTTTATATTTTTTTTAATTTCGTATATTTTTTCATCAAAGTTATTATATAAGATATTAAATACATTTTCATAATTATTTATTGTAAATTCTAAAATATTTAATAAATTTTCCTCTTCAGTTTCTATTATAAATTCTGAAAATTCATTATATTTAATATATTCGGATCTTTCACATATAATTATAATTTTATTTAATATACATCGAGTTATATCATAACTATTAAAGATATTATTGAAATTTTTATTATTTAAAATTAATAATATCTTGTATTGAAATAATATTTTATCAATATTATTTATATTATCATAATTATTTGAAATTATTCCAGAAAACATTCCAGAATTAGTTGCTAAATTATCTATAGTTAAACCATTTTTTAATTTAATTTCGATAATATTATTTATATTACTATCTGAATTTTCTTCATTTTCTTTATTTTTTTTATTTTCTTTATTTTCTTCATTTTCTTCATT